CAAACAAATTAAGTGTAATTATGAGTATCGTTGAGTATGGAAAAGGCGATTAATAAAGTCACGCCAATTAAAAAAGAACCCGAAGAGTGGGAAGTACATTGGCAACGCTGTAAGCCATATATAGCAAAAGCTATCAAACATCAAGATTCCTATACAATAGACGATATAGAGGATAAAATAAGACATGGAATATTCCATTTATGGCCAGCTAAGAAGTCGGCTATGATAACTGAATTTGTAGTATTCCCCCAAAATACAGCAATGAACTTGCTGTTTTGTGGTGGTGATTACAAGGAGTTAGAGGATATGTTGCCATCCTTAGAGGCATTTGCAAAAGCTGCTGGTTGTAAAAGATTATATGGCGGTGGTAGAAAAGGATGGTTAAAAAAACTAAAACATTTAGGTTTTAAATCAGAAAATTTAATTAGTAAAGAATTATGAGTAAAGGCAAAACAACACAATCAGTCAGTCTACCAGCATATCAAGAAGCACAAGCAAAAGAGTTATTTCAAGCTGGTAAATCATTAGCTGGTACACCATTCGTTCCATACACAGGCCCTAGAGTTGCTGGATTTAATCCAGATCAACTTAGACAATTTCAAGCCACTCGCGGTTTGTTTGAAAGTGGTATGCAGTACGATCCTTTATCTGGATTGCAAGAACTAGCACAAGCCCCCACTCCAACAATTCAACCAGTAACAGGATTTCAAGCACCAACCATACAAAGTTTACAAGGCCCTCAAGCGGCACAGATTGGCGGCGTTTCAACTCCACAGTTTAGAGGTTTGTTAGATGTTGATATGGGTGCATATCAATCACCTTACACCCAACAAGTCATTGAGCAATCTATGGCTGACATCCAAAGACAAGCTGATATTTCTAGGGGTCAGGCACAATCTCGAGCAATCGGTGCGGGTGCGTTTGGTGGTTCAAGATCTGCTTTATTAGAGAGCGAATCACAAAGACCTTACATCGAGCAAATGGCAAGAACTGCTGCTGGATTAAGAGAATCTGGTTTCCAACAAGCACAACAAGCTGCATTATCCGACCTAGCAAGACAACAACAACTTGGTGTTCTTGGAACAGAGTTACAGCAACAAAGAGCCTTAGAACAAGCAAGGTTAGGTCAACAAGCTGGATTAACAGGATTTGAAGCACAACAACAAAGAGCCATGCGACAAGCAGAATTGGCTCAACAAGCAGGGCTTGCTGGTCAAGACATACAAGCAAGAATGGCTATGATGCAACCAGAGTTGGAGCTACGCGCAAGACAGCAACAAGCAGGATTGCTTGGTGGCATCAGCGCAGAGCAACAAGCAAGACTTGGACAGCTTGGTCAGATTGGTTTACAACAACAACAATTACAACAAATGGGTCTACAAGTACCTTACGAAGAGTTCCAAAGAGCTTTGGCTTATGGGCCTCAACAGTTTGGCTTATTGGCTGCGGGTCAAGGGGTTACAACTCCAACGACTACCATGTCGCAAAAAACTGGGTTAGGCGATGTATTAGGAACTGCCGCTCAACTGTATGGAATGAAGTTATTAGGCTCAGACGAAAGAATGAAAAAAGATATTACTTTTGTTGGCAAAGAAAAAGGACATAACATCTACACATGGAATTGGAAAGATGAAGCCAAAGAAATGGGATGGGGTAATTTCCCAACCATAGGTGTTCTTGCACAAGAGGTTAAAAAGTATATGCCTGAAGCAGTTATTGAAGACGAAAACGGATACTACAGAGTTAATTACGGAGTTCTATAATGGCGTTTGGAGATATTCTTAAAGCCTTTAATCAAAGCGGTGGTCAGCCAGGTGCTGTACAACCCATGCAATCACCCATTGGTATGCCTCCCATTGATGATAAGGCATCTAAAAACCAAAAGTTAGGCATGATGCTTTATGCGCTTGGCGGCGCTTTAAAAGGTGATAAAAACTTTGTGCAAAATACTTTGGCATTGCAGGAAATGCAAGAAGGTAAAGCAAAAGAAAAAGCGCGAAACGAAACTTTAAGAAAAACTGTAACCAATCCTGAATTTGCAGCTAAATACCCTTGGGCGAAAGATATGTATGATTTAGCTGGCCCAGATGCTCTATCACCAATTGTTAGTGGTATTGCTAGTTCTTATAAACCAACAACCGCTTCAGCAGAAAGGTTTAGTATTTTTGACAAAAGAACAGGATTACCAACTGGAACTGTTTTGAAGTCAGAGGCAGAAACTTGGAAAAAATCTAATACTGATCCAAATTTACAACTTGGACCTCTTAGTGCCTTACCAAGAGACACAGAAAGCAGCATAGAAATAAAAGAATTAGTTGATGAAAATAATATTTTTATTGAAAATTTAACTGAAAAAGAATGGGTAAAACGAAAAAAAGCTGGAACTTTGCCGCCTGGATCTAAATTACAAAATCTTGGAACTGGTCAAAAAGCAGCGGACTCTCCAAACGAAAGATTGGATAAATCATTTGCTCCAATTAATGAAAAATTTATTGCAAGCGAAATATTAATAACTGGGTTAAGTGATACTGCAAAAATATTAGCTGAAAATCCACAAGCGGCAAATGACATTGTGGCGGGTGGAGCAAAAGTTTATTCATTTATTGAATCTAATATAAAAGGTTTTGATGGCTTAATTACAAAAGGTAAAAATTCAGCAGTTTATAATGATGTTTCACAATCACAAACATCGTATGATTCTGGAAGAAATTGGAGTAAAGAAATAGATGATTTGGTTTCAGCAACAGGCATAACAGAATCAAGAATTATAGATATGGCTTTTGCGCTTTCTGCTTCAAAAGGGCAAGAAGGAAAAGGTTTGTCAGACAGAGATTTTCAAAATGCAATAGATATGCTTTCCAAAGGGTTCAATGCGCAACAAAAAATTGCTTTGTTTAATGATATTACCAATAGAATACAAACAGAATTTAATATAGAAAAAAATGCTATATTGCGTGTAAATCCAGAATTGCAAGAAAAGTATGATGCTCTTGGAGATCTTTCATCTTTTGTAAACCCATATACAACAACTCAAACAATCGATCCACTGGGAATTAGATAATGATAACCATACAGGAAGTTAGGGCTAAATATCCTCAATATAACGACCTATCGGATAAAGAACTTGTAGATAGTTTGCATGGAAAATACTATTCAGATATTCCAATAAATGAGTTTTATCAAAAAGTAGGTCTTGGACAAGATATTGCACCACAACCCAAACTAACAAAAGCACAAACAGCATTAGATGTTGCAAAATCAGTTGGCTCTGGTGGATATACAGGTCTTTCTTATATTCCAGGTTTTATTGGTGATATAGAAAAACTTGGTCAACAATATTTACCATCAATAATGACTAGGCCTATAGCAGAAATTTTTACTGGCAAAGAAGTTCAACCAACACAAGTTTTTCCTACATCAAAAGAAATAAGAGGATATGCAGAACAAGCTGTTCCAGCTTTGAGGGGAGTTTCTGAATATCAACCAGAAACAGCCTATGGAAGATATGCAAAAACCATGACAGAATTTGCAGCGCCAGCAATTACTGGTAAAACCAAAGCTGCTCGAAGATTTGGCAGCGCTTTGGGTCTAGGTGGCGGCGCATTATATGAAACAGTAGAAGAAGCTACTAAAGACCCCTTGGCAGCAACGGCAGTTACTTTACCAACAATGCTAACAGCAGGTTTATTGGCTGGCCCATCAAAAGCAGCTAAATTAGCCGAAAGATCATTAAAAGGTGTTTCAGAAAAAGAAATAGCAGATGCGATAGGATTAGAAAATGCAGCAAAATTAGCTGGTGTTAAGTTATTACCTGGGGAAACATTAGATAACAAAATGATCGCATCGTTGACAGAAGATGTAATGAAATCAGACATGGGATCTGCATATATATATGAAGCAATAAAAAATAGACCAAAAGAAGTTGAAACTTTAATTAATAAACAAGCAAACAAGATTGCTGATTTGCCAGAAAGCCAAAGAGCTGTGTTTAAAATGATTAGTGATACTGCCAAAACAAGCATTAAAACAGCAAGAAAAACAAGAACCAATAAAGCTCAAGAGGCTGGTTATAAAGTTGCGGACACAGAAACTTTGCCGCCAGAAACAATATTAGATATCATTGATGGGATTGATTCTATTCCCGTTCCTCCAAATAGTCCAAGTGCGCGTAAATTACAAGGTATAAAAAAACAACTAACCAAAGAAGTAATTAGAGACGAAAAAACAAAAGAAATTATAGAGATTATTCCAGAAACAAATATTAATAATTTAAGCTCAACCTACAAACAATTTAAAGCTGATATTGATGCCTCAAATAAAGAACTGGTTACTGGTGGAGAAAGATTTATTGTTCAAGACCTAAGACCAAAACTTTACAATGCAGATGAAACTGGTGCATTAGATTTATTAGGCTCTGCATTAAATTCTAATCCAGCATATAAGGCTGGTAATGACAAATTTGCTGAACTTACAAATAGTTTGGTTAAGGTTGTAGAAGAAAATTTATTGACCTTATCTAAAAAAAATATAGATTTGCCCAAAATAGAAAAATTTATTTTTGATCAAAAAGCAGCAAACAAAAAAGATATAAACGATACTTTGTCGCTTCTAAATAAAACAAATCCACAAGCTACCATAGAAATAGCTAATGCTTATTTCAGAAATGCTATTAACGATTCTATTGGCATAAATAGAAAAGGCCCAGAATTTACTCAAGGATTTAATTTTGTTGAAGCTGTAATTGGAAAAAAAGGCAAAAAAAGAGAAAACTTTTTAGCAGTAATTGACAATGTAGCGGATGCTCAAAAAGTTAGTAGAAAAGATTTAAAAGTTGGTTTTGAAAATATGTTAAATATACTAGAAAGAACCTCCAGAATATCTAACATAAATAAACCTGGTTTTGATGTTCAAGGAATAGCAAAGCAAACTCTTGCAAAAGATTTAGCTATGGCAAAAACATTTAATCCTCTTGTAAGACTTTCAACAAAATATAGCGAACTAAGGGCTGATAGGGCGTTAGATAATTTGGGAAGAGTTTTAGCAAATCCAAATTCTACAAAATTATTAGTTGAGCTTGGCAGAACAAACCCTACATCAAAAGCCGCTATAAGAAAAACATTGCAAATTATAGATACTGTTTCTCCTTTGGTGGAAAGACAGCAACCCACAGTACAACCACAGGTGGCAATACCCGCCCAATAACCCATGCCCCTTGCAACAGAACGAGTTGGTCGTTTTGGTGAATATCTCACAGCAGCAATCCTCTCCCAAGTTTCTGACACAGTAACCATCGTTCCACACAACGCATCCGCAGACATCATCTTTGAGCACAACCTAAAGCTGTATAAATGCCAGGTCAAAACCCAATCCAAGATAGAGGAACGCAGGGGCAACTGGCGGTTTGATATGCGCAAAGGTCAAAGAGTTGCACACAGAAAATATAAAGATAATGAAATAGATTTATTTGCTTTTGTTTCTATAACTCACAGAAATGTGGTGTTTTCTAAACCTTTAGACCAAGCTCAACTAACCATCAATGATGAACACATGAAGAACAATGATGCTGTTAAAAACATCAAAGATATATTGAAAGATCTTAGTTAGAGATTCTCAATATCAAATACAACTTTTTGATCCTTGTAATGCTTAACGGAGTTAATTCCTACTTGTAGGAAATACTCCGCTAATGCTTGAGGATCTTTTTTTTCCAACCCAGCTATATCTATCAAAGAACGCGCAATGTATCTGTTTATATAAACAGGCGTATTGTTGTTCCTTTCATTTAGAACTGGATCTTCAAAATCAAACAAGTTCATTGTTTTACTCCTAGACCTTTACCTCCTTGGTATATGGGCCTAATTTGTTACCCTCTCCGTCTACACCATGTACAAGTTGTAGTTCAAGGTCAATGTAATGCTTGGCTTTGAGCAAGTCTTCAACCTTATCAACCTTATCTCTGGTAATAAGTTTCAACACATTACCCATCGACCATGACAAACCATTTGCGTAAATATACTCAATGGGTTGTATGCCATTGCCTTTATAATGTTGTCCACCTACCTGGTTATTGATCGCAAGCATATCAATTGCTTGATCCCATTCCTCTGGTGTTGCATCATCTATACTCATATTCTTCTCCTTTTTTATAAATATATTTGCATATCATATAACTTTAGTGTAAATTTAACAACATTCAAATACAAAAAGGGAGTATTAGGAAATGACAGACACCGATAGAGTCTTTATAGACACTAAGCAACTAGCT